ATATGCCACAGGTAAGTCTTCAAATTTTAATTCTCTTTCTCTATATACATGATCTATCCTGCCATCAGGTCCAACATCTAATACAACATGTGGTAATGGTATAGAATGAAAACGTATAGGATTAATAGCATCACCCTCAGTAACAGCAAGTACTGCCGTACCTAAAGCAAGGTCTATAAAACATTCATGAATCTCTTGTGCAAAGTTTGATGTCTGTAATACTTCAAAGATGTACTCAGTTACTTTATCTAACTTGTTATTAATATCATCAGCTTCTTCTGGTGGCACTTCACTGCCTGCAACAAAGTCTGCCCATCTAGCAAAGTTAGGAACTAATCCTGACTGTAGTCTTGATGCAAACTCTTGCACACCAACCACTGCTGTCTCATCAAAGATTCGATCATCACGTCTTTGACCGGGAGTATAATTCTTAAACCCTTGTCTTTGTGGAAGGCAGTACTCAAAGATTTCATCGTAGAGTTCTTCAAACTCACGTCTGATTGTTTTGGCCTTTTCGTATTTGGCCATATAGCTTTGAGCTAAATCAATCATTAACTATCGTACCTATTATAAAAACCAACACCACCACCTGAGCCAGTTAGTAATGATCGTCTACCAGTACCCTTACGTTTTCTTGAGACAGTTTCTTCTAACGCTTCCTGCTTCATTTCTGAAGTCTTTACTTGCTCTTTAGCTTTCTCAGACTCACGTTCCTTTTCTAACTCAGGATCGGGTGCAGGTGTTCTTGGTGACCTACTTGGAAGACACATATATAACTCCTTTTCTTTTAGCCATAACTATAACATAAATATAACGCAACGCACAAACGTTACATTCTTGACCATAGTCCTTGTCGCCTTTGTTGTTTAGGTTGTCTAGTAAATACATCAAAGTCCTTGCGTGCATTAAATGCACTAACAGTTTTGAACTGACCCATCACTTGTCTGCCCTCACCTGAGCCTAACATTAAATATTGTAGTGCGTCATGTATATGTGAGAATCTATCCTTTGCAGGTTTGTCTTCATAACGTTCACCTGATACTTGCATACGTCTATAGTGATAGCCACCCTCAAACCCTTTGATTAATTCTTTGCACCTGTAATCTATAAGTACACCTGACTGCCCATCAACCATACGTTGCAATGGACCTGATACAGATTCAAGT